TGTTCCGCCACAATTAGAAAGTAATAGAAAAAACCATGAAAAAATTTATAATTACCATAAACGCATACGATTATTACACAAAATTTGAAGTTTCATCTAACGATGACCCTATTTCCCTTGAACAAGCTATAGTTGACAAACTAGGAGTAAATGATATAAACTGGGAATATGTCGGAGAAAAAGTATTTGCCTCTGACAAATATAGAATAACCTATGAGGAGGTTATGTATGATACAAGACCTATACAAACAAAAAAGGTCCTTGGAGTTGAAGTGGGAACAGGAGCATCTATCTAATGGTAGATATACTCTTGACATGGTCAGGATTGATGACAAAATAAAAGGTGTTATCACGAAGATCAAGCTAGAAGAAGCAGATATTGCCCACAGGCAAAACGTTATTGAAGGTGCCGCTCCACAAGTTTCAGTAGCTACTTAATAAAAAGCTACATCGTTGGAAAAAATCCACTCCACATCACAGGCTCTCTTGCACTCTACATAAATCTAGTATATAGTTTTTACGCTGTATAATTATTAAAAGAACATAGACGAATACAGTCGACGGCCTAGAGACTATGTTCGGAAAACTAGGAGGATACAAACATGGCAAACACTACATTTAAAGGACCAGTAACATCCCTTAATGGATTTATTGGTGGACCTAACCCAAATGCAGGTGACACTCAACAAGGTGGAACTAACACTTGGTCGGTTACTGATGCAAACACTGTTACTAATGGAACTGATTCATTAGAAGCAGCTAACAACAAAGGCGTAATGATTTTTGTTGACGATGGTGCAGCAGGTGCAGCAGTATATGCTTTTTCAGATGGAACAAACTGGAAAAGATGTGACACGCTTGGAAATATAGCAAGTTCATAATAATTAATTTAGTGTGGGCCTTTGGGCCCACATAAATTTTAAGGAGAAAATAATGAAAAGTGATGTAAAATCAGTTAGAGTTACAGCTACAGGAGCAGTATTTGCTGGAAGAACTAGACTTAGAGGAATCATCTTAGCATCTGATGCAGGTGGTGCTGGGACTATAATTCTTCAAGACAATACAGATAGCACAACTTTGTTTCAAGCTGACGTTCCTAATGGAGATGTTTTTTCAATGAACATCCCTGAAGATGGAATTTTATTTCCAGGTGGAATGAAAGTTTCTACTATTACAAACATAGATGCAGCTACTTTATTGATTGATAAGTAGGAGGTTAAATGGCTAACACTACCTCTGGAACAACTACATTTGAAAAAGGTTTTTCTATTTCTGATATCGTTGAAGAAGCATATGAGAGAATAGGAATTCAAGGTGTATCTGGTTATCAATTAAAAGGAGCTAGACGTTCTTTAAATATTTTATTTCAAGAATGGGCTAATAGAGGTTTGCACTATTGGGAGATTGCAAACAATAATATTACATTAGTTGCCGATCAATCAGTTTATACAATGTTTAGATCAACATCAGATG